CTAACCGAGCCAAGACCGTTGAAAGAAATGTATCCTTGGCTTAGAGACGGAGAAAGACCGTATGTAATGGGTTGCGTTAACTTAGAGTCTCATAAAATTTATCCCGCAGGAACTGTTGAACTTACCCAAGAGTTGCAGTCTGCCGCAAATGATATATGGAATCAAAGATTTGATAACGTCAAATTGGCGATGAACAAAAGATATCACATTAGAAGGGACAGAAATATTGACCTTGACTCACTGTTTAGGTCTGTTCCCGGCGGCGCTGTTGAGATGGATGACCCAGACAATGATGTAAGAGTTATCGAAACTAGAGACGTTACAGGATCTGCTTACGCAGAGCAAGATCGAATCAATATGGACTTTGATGAGTTGCAAGGCAACTTCTCAACTTCTACCGTTCAGGGTGCTAGAAACTTAAATGAAACCGTTGGGGGAATGAATCTTCTTGCCGGTAATAGCAGCACAATTGCTGAGTACACATTAAGAACTTTTGCTGAAACTTGGGTGGAAAAAGTTTTAAAACAACTTTTGCGTCTTGAACAGTATTATGAAACTGATGCGGTAATATTGGCTGTGGCAGGTCAGGCAGCAGAGCAGCAGTTTGCAAGATTTAACATAGACGAACTTATGGACGAATTGCTTAGGCAAGATGTTCTGCTAAAAGTTAATGTTGGAATGAATGCAACAGACCCATTGAGAAAGGTTCAAAACTTACTTAATGGAATTAGGTCTTTGGCAGAGTTGCCCGGAGTAATACAATCAATAAATATTGCCGAAGTGGTAAAGGAAGTATTTGGTCAACTTGGATACAAAGATGGATCTAGATTTATATCCTTTGATGAACAAGCGTCTCCCGAAATTCAAGAACTGCAGGCGCAACTTCAGCAATTGCAGCAACTGGTTGAAACCGACCAAATTAAAACTCAGGGCAGAATGCAGATTGAGCAAGTTAAGTCTGAAGGCGATAAAGAGGTCGCTCAAATTAAGGCTCAAACTGACATTCAAAAAGAACTTATTGCTCAACAGACAGACATTAGAGAAGCAGAGATTAAACATCAAGACTCTATTACGAAGAGGGGAGAACTTCTTCTTCAAAAAGAGGCTTTGTTGAGCGAGATGAGCGATAAAGAAGTAGAAAGAGAATTAGAGTTGCAAGCATCCGGCAAAGCGGGAACTATAAAAAGAGGGCGTTATAATAAGGTTCCCTACGCAGTCGGATAATTATGAATGGAATATTACAACCCTAATGATTTAGATGCGGAAACCTTAGTAAAAAGAGTTCGCATTTCATATCAAACAAAAGAATTTTTAAAAACTCCTACTGGACTGGCAATTTTTGACAGAGCCATAAAAGATTACCATAGCGGTATTAAGGATCTTGAAAAGATGGCAGTTCAGCCGTGGGTGGGTTCTTCAGAAGAGGAACTTAAACGATACCGTAAAATATCTGATGGGATTGCTACCCCGCTAAAAGTCTTACTTTGGCTAGATGGAATTCTAAATGACGGGCAAAATGCGGAAGCAATTTCTAAGTATAAAGATGCGGGAATTATATAAGGAAATTTAGATGAGTTCGGAAAATGCTACCCAATTGGATGCAGAAGAAAGTGTTGTTCAGGAAGATGTTGCTCCTATTGAAGAAGATGTTTCTGCGAATCAAGAGGAAAATTCGCAAGAAGATTTTGATCTTTCACCTAGGGAAAGAGCAATAGAAGCACTTGTTGCTAAACGACATGAGCAATTTGAGGAAGAATCTAATGTAGATTTATCTTCTGAGGAACAAGAAGTAGAAGAAGTACAAGAAGTAGAAGAAGCGCCTACCCAAGCAGAGCCGCAAGAACCAAATCAACCCGTTTGGGAAGATAACGGCGTGTGGTATACTACTGTTAAGGTAGACGGTGAGGAGGTTTCAGTACCATTTGATGATCTAAAATCATCTCACCAAAAAGATAAAGCCTCTCAAAAAAGATTTGAAGAGGCTGCTGCTTATGCTAAACAGGTTCAGGAGCGCGAAGCGCAATTGAATGCCTATATACATAATTTGCAGCAAAAAGAAAATGAAGAAAAAAGCAATACTACCCAACAGGATGTAGAGCAAAAAGTAGAAGCGAAAAATGATCCTGAGTTAATTAAGCAGTATCACGATGCGCTCTACGAAGATGATGCGGAGAAAGCCGCAGAGTTGTTTAAGGCTTTGACAGACACAGGGCGTACTACAAGTGCTACCCATAATGTAGATGAAGCCGTCGAAAGAGCCATGCAACGGTTCATGATGCAGCAGCAAGCGCAACACCAGAAAGCGCAGGAATATGCCTATCAAAAATCACTTGATGATGCAGTTAAGTGGTTTGATAGTGAGTACCCAGATATTGCTAATAGCCCTGAGTTGCGTTCTATAGCGGATAACAAAACTATTGGCCTTACCCAACAATACCCGGATTGGTCACCAAAAGATATCCTAAAAGAGGCTGCTGAGTCAACACGACAATGGGCGAAAGAATCTCTTTCCCCAGAAAAAAATGAAAGGGCTACTCGCAAGAAAAAAATTGTGAAACAGCCTAGGCAAGCCTCAGCGTCTGCTCGTATTGGAGAGGATGAACCTGCACCACAAACATCGCAGGACATTATCGAAGAGATGAAAAGACAAAGAGGTCAAATTTTATAATTATTAGGAGGAAGTATTATGGCCGGACAAGTATGGTCAGTTAACACCTCTGGTGGTTATATGTATGCTTCTAACCTCAGTCGCCAACTGAGGATGGCAGTACAGCCTATTGTCAAATTTCGACAGTTCTGTGATGTCAAAGATGCGGCCCATCAGGGGCTTCATCGAGGCGATACATTCCATTGGAACGTGTTCAGTGATGTAGCAACTCAGGGAACCACCCTGACGGAAACCAACACAATCCCAGAGACCTCGTTTACGATCACTCAGGGAACGATGACGATTACCGAAGCAGGGAACTCTGTTCCTTGGACTGGTAAATTGGATGATCTTTCTGAGCAGCCTGTTGCTGAAGTTATTCGCAAAGTGCTTAAAACTGATGCAAAGAAAGGTTTTGATGATCTTGCTGCGACAGAGTTTAACAAAACTCCTTTGCGTGTTGCCCCTACTGGCGGTAACGCTACGCAGGCAGTAACTCTTACGACTAACAGCGTTTGTGGTATTACCAACAACATTGAACTTGGTAATCTCCACGTTAAGTCAATTGTAGATATCATGAAGGAGCGCAATATACCGGCTTATACTGGCGATGATTATTACGCTCTTGCTTGGCCTACGACTTTTCGTGCGCTGAAAGATGATCTGGAAGCGATCAAGCAGTATGTTGATCAGGGTTTCCGCATGATCATGAATGGTGAAATTGGGCGCTATGAAGGTGTTCGATTTGTTGAGCAGACCCACAAAGCCAAAGGATCCATTGGAACCTATGGCGCTGCTTGGTCTAACAGCAAGTCAGATTGGTGCTTGTTTTTTGGGGAAGACACCGTTGCCGAAGCAATTGCCGTTCCAGAAGAGATTCGCGGAAAAATTCCGGGAGACTACGGAAGGGATCGTGGTATTGCATGGTATTATTTGGGTGGCTTTGGCATTGTTCACACGGATCAAGCGCAGGCGCGTATTGTGATGTGGGATAGCGCAGGCTAAGGAGAAATTATTATGAGTTATAGTGATCCTCGTCCTTATACCTTTTCGTTCGGTGAAATTGATTTTGGTGCAGGTGGTGACGCTCTTGTTGTCACTGGGCCTAGCGGCAAAAAGGGTTCTATTAAAGAAATCCTTGTTTCTGCTACCGAAACCTTTAACGCTGTTTCAGCCGAAGGCGCAGTGAAACTTGGTTCTTCTGCTGCGGGCGCTCAGTACGTTAACATGGGCCTTGGCACTCTTGCCGATGGCGCAGACCAACGTCTGACTGACACCGCTGCTGACCTTGTGTCTGATGCGCTTCCTGCTGACACCGACATTCATGTTACGTTCGTGGCTCCTACTGGCGGCACTCCTGCCGGTAAAGCGTTTGTTCAGATCATGGTTGAGTGGTACTAGGAGGAAATATGAAAGATAGTGCAAGTGGTAAAATGCCTGACAATGGTCTTACTGAAAAGTCTTCCTTTGCGGGAGACTCGACTGCTTCTCTTGCTTTGGATAGCAAAGGCAGCGATCAGAAGCCTATTGGTACGGTGAAAAAAAGCATTTCAACTTCTCACGGGAAGTTTGAACTGCGTTAAAATGGCCTAGTGGCGGG